AAGCTGCTCCCACAAATTGAGCATTGTTACTTCTCGCCAAAGCTGGAACACCGGGCAAAGCGGGAATATTGGGATAAGGTATTAGTGGCATTATCTATTTCCTACCATTCCATAATTGATCAATGAATTGTTTTGAATAGCCACTTTCATATCTTGAGCAATTCCTTTAGCATCTGTTGCTTGAGTTTGCACATTGACATTTTGAATATTGACTTCACTGTTGCTGTTGTTGGTGGTGGCTTGATTTGAAGGGGTTGAAATATTCGCACCCATATAATTTTGATTCGATGTCAATACAGGTTGATTAGCTGGTTGAGTGCCATATTTTTTCAAGTAAGCTTGTGTCTCAGGTGGGATAGCACCCATTCCTTTGTTTTCAACATTACCAGAACCCCAATTGTAAGCAGCAATGGCTTTAGCTTCATCACCTTTAAATTGTTTTAATAAATCGCTCATCATGTGGGCAGCCGCTTCAGATGATTTATTCAAATCATAAGTATCGGCTTCAGTCATTTTATAAGCAGCTGCTGTTTTGGGCATGAATTGAAAATGACCCGTAGCACCAGTAGAGGAAGGACCCATATTAGATCCCCGACTTGATTCAATACTCCACAACTTATCCAACATTCCAGCGGGTAATTTATATTTTGACTCTAAATCAGCAAAATTCTTTTGAACCTCAGGGGTTAAATTTTCATAGCCATTGACTGGTTTACCATTTTTAGTAATAACCCTACCAGTTGTATCCCGAGTAACACCTTCTTTTTTATCTTGCTCTTCATGGATTTTTTTAATCTCTGCATCTTCACCTTTGTTTAGCCCTCCGCTATAGAGCATTAAACCCAAAGCCCCCGTAAACCGAGCAAACCAAGGTGATGTGACAATTCCTTCAATGGTCAAACCCCATTTAGCAATAGTTGCTATTTGAGTGCTAATTGATACCCCTAAAGCCGTTAAAACACTCATTACTGATAAAAGACCACCAGTAAAAATTGTGGCATTAGATAATCCCCCATCCAATGCTTTATCCCATTCAATGAATTTTTCAATACTAAATTCAGTACCTTCAGCCAATTTTCCAAGAGCTGGATACATTTGATCCATGATTTGATTACCAGCACCTGATAAAGCTTGTTCAACTCGCCCCCATTGCTCTTGGAGTTTTTGAGCTTTAAGAGTGTTTTGTTCAGTGACTCCTGATAATTTATCACTTTCACCATATAGCTTGTGCATAACCTCACTGCCTTGTTTGAGAATCATGAAAAAGTTTCTATTGATTCCCATAGCTTCCGCTTGAATGAGAGCAGCTTGCTCACCATTAGCATCACTAAAGCGTTTGATGGCATCTGCCAGCTTATAAATGTCTACCGATTTTTTGTCATAATCATACGCATCAAGAGCTTGGAGTTTTCCCAAAGTTTCAAGAATTGCTGTGTTACCAAATTGAACAGCGGCTGCACCTGATTGAATGGCTTGAAATGAAGATTGAAAATCTTGAGCATTACCCCCTACCGATTTAAGAACACCACCCCATGCATCCACTTCACGAGCGGACATTCTAAATAGTTCAGCTGTCCTAGCAAGACCAGCATTAGTAACAGTAGTTTGTTGGACAAGACTGGTGAATCCTTTAATACCAATAAAGGCAACACCCAATGAAATTAAAGCATTGCGAGCTTTTTCAAAGCCATCGCCAATATTTTTAGCACCTTGCTGAGTATTCTTTGAAGTTTTTTGAGCTTGATCATCAAACTTCCTAAGCTCTTCTACTGATTTTTTTTGGTTAGCATCAAATTTAGATGTATCTAACCCTAATTCTATGAGAAGGCTGTCTATTACTGTTGCCATTATCTTTGACTCACAATGTAAGCGTTGTGTTTATCAACAGCATTAACTTCAAGAAGAATCCATAAATCCTCAACACCATAAACAGTATCGAGTTCATGGAGAGTAGCTAGTCTTGATGAAACTACAGTTGCTATCGTTTGCGTGGTGGCTTGATATTCAACGATCCTATTGTTGGCTGACCCTGCATTGCGGATTCCGAAGTCGACTTGGTTTCGTTTAAAAAAAAATCCATGTGGAGATCCCATATAGCTTTCCTAATAAGTAACCGAGTTTTTACTTCCTCAATGTCATCTTCAATTAGTGGTCTTTTAATATTTGGAGAGGGGACTACTTGAACACACCCCATCATTTCATCCAAAAGGGGCTTTGCAGCCTCAAATGGAATCTTCAATAGGTTCATGTAGCCCACCGCCATAAGTCCCGCCATTCCTTGAGCAGCTAGATTATCAGGGATTTCTATACCAGCATTACCAATGGCTAGAATTACTCTGAAAGCCCAACTTTCAGCTTGTGACGCAGACATTTCAGTGATATGGAATTGCTTACCCTTATCCCTGCCTGTTTCTGCTATGAAGGCGGATTCTTTTCGTGCCATATATTAAATTGCACCACCAATAATGCGTTGCCAAGTGATTTCATACACCAATGGTTGCAAGGTCTTTTTAACAGCAGGAAAAGGCGTAGCTGAAGTCAAAAACCCATTTTGCAAGGTATATACCATACTTGTTGAAGGCAAAGTAATTGATCCACTTGCAGAAAATACATCCACAGCAGCATCTTGAGCAGTGCGCCAAGCATCAAACAAAAACACACTTGGACTATCTGCTTGTAAATGGATGGTCATTTTGTATGGAATGAATACTTTACCAGCACTCAAAATCCCATCAACACCCATCAAGATTTCAGATTGTTGGACAGCTTCACCTTCAAAAGCATCATCTACAGCAAACCCTTGAATTGTTTGTGGTACAGGAAAGTAATTGTTAATGGCGATAGCCAATACCGAATTAGCCGAGGTTATAGTTGACATATTGTTTCCTTATTGAATAACGATAGAAGCAAGGGTAATCTGCTGTACTGATTCACCATCTTGATAATACAAGGTAATTGGAGGTGATTGACGAGCAGCTCTAGTTTGTGCTGTAGCTGGACTAATTTGTAAGTAAAAACCTTGAGCAGCAATCGTAGGAGCAGCATTTACACCAGTGGCATATTGAATTTCAGCTGCTTGAGCAGTAGATACATTAATACCAGCACGAATTGCACCAAAATTAATTGCAGCATTAATTGGATCAAGAGCCGCAGAATAAATCAACGCATTACCTTGACTGTTATAAGGAATTGAACCAACTTGAGTCAATAAATTAACCATAGCTAATTGAAGGTTTGCATTGAGCCAAATTTGATTCAAATATGTATCAGCCCATAACCATTCGCCTGATACGGAACCCGGAGTGAACCAATTAGCATTGTTTGCTGGATTGTTAGAACCAAATGCGCCATAACAGTTATATCCGTTACTAATAACAGCAGAGTAAGCAGTTGCATTAGTTACTGATGGGATCAAACCTGATTGAATTTTAAAGTCCAATGTTGCACGACCATTGAGTCTTGTGAAATTCAAAGAAGCCGCAAATCCACTAGCAAAGGCAGCCAATGTAGAATCACTCACATTAGAATAAATTGGTAAAGTGCCAACCAACAATTCAGTTTGTAAATAATTACCAAAAGTTGTGGTGTTGTTAGCAGTCAATGCTCCAACATCAGAGTCTTGGCAAATATATAACCAACGAGGGGCAGCAGAGTTTGACCAATTAGCAAAAGCCTCTTTTTCAGACAATGCAGATTCCCAAACAGTAAAGAAAGTTGCCCAGTTTTGATTTTGAGTCAAAATACCAGCCATGAAAGCAGAAGGAGTAGTAGCATCTGCACCTTGAGAAATCACAGCACCAGTTGCTTGAGTCAAAAGCATTTCAGTTGCAAAAGTGCTTGTGGTTGCAAAAGTAATAGTTTGAGTTGCACCAGTTGTAGTTGTGGTGAAAATAAAAGCACTATTAATTGAGCTATAAGTCACAACAAATGGAGGAGTAGTAAATGCAGCTTGAATAATTGTGGCAGCATTACTAAAACTTGTAGCAGAGGTCAAATTAATTGTACCTGATGTATGGGCAACACCAGCAACACTGATTATCAAAGTGCCTGTGTAAGCTTGCAATTGACCTAAAGTGGTTGAGGCAAATGAACCACTACGTAACCAACCAGCAATCGAGGTTTCAGGATAATTTGTAATCAACAAAGAACCCGGTAATTGAGTTCCAATGGAGTAACCATTGAAATAAACATTAGCCAAATTGCTTTCAGTGGATGTAGGACCAAAGTAAGAATTAACGCCAGCTGCATTTGAAAATTCCAAAATAGTTCCATAAGGAGCTAAAGAATTTTGTGTGAGCATCAAGCCATTTAAATCTACCGCTATACCACCAGCTGATAAAACCGATGGGACTACCTGTACTACTTCTGAAAAAGGAATGGTGCTCATAAAATCTCCTAGGGGTTAAATGTTTGATCGATTGGAGCCAATGCAATATCTACGGCTAACATCGATTGTTGTGAGGTTGAAAGGATTGGGTTGTATTGCAAACTTCCAGCTAATCTCCATCTTTGCTCATATTGGGCTTCACCGTCTATAAGTGGAATTTGAACGGGGTCATCTGCATATAGTGGTTGAATGTTCAAAGGAAAAATATCCGTTGCATATTCATCTCGAAATAAAGACACAGTTTTCATGCACCACTCTTGAGCAATAGGTCCATAAAAATCTAACTGCATATCGATTTTTGTTGGTGTAAGGATATTCTTTCCTTGAGCAATGGGATCATAAGAGTCCACATTAAAAGAAAGCCGATCCATACCGATATTATTCATAGCTACAAAACCGCCTTTTGGCATTGAAACTCGATTATCTTGTGCCTGTACTACTTCTGTACCTACAGGCAAAAAAGTATTAAAAAACACCACTAAAGCTCTAAATACGTCTTGATCAATAATATCAATAGTGACAGCCATAATCAATCCTGCTGAAGGGTTACTATCACATGACACCAATCAGACCAAGTTTCAACAACTTGAGTGATTAACCAATTCCTGATAGTACCATTAGGAACTTCAGGAAATCTCAATATATCTCCACCAATTTGATCTGCTCTAACCACTCCTGCCGCATTTCCATAAAGATAAACAGTACGCATTACGCCTGTAATATTTAACCCATCAATATGCTGTAAATCACTTGTTGATAAAGCCTGTACTTGAGCATCTACTGTCAATGTAATACTTGTAGGCACTCTTTTTCCTGCATCATCTGTAGCATATCCAGTAGATTGAACCCAATTCACTTGAATATTATTATTAGTCAATCGGGTGTATTTATTGGCTAAACCACGCAAATTCATGATTAATCTTTCGCCGCAAAATCTGAGCCTGTAGGGGCTACTGAATTGCTAACGCTGGCAAGCATATACCCTGTGTCTACTAATGGCTTGGCAGAGCCTTTTCGTTTGATTGTGGCAGGGCTATTAGGGGGTGAATAGATTGAACTAATCATGGTTTTAATATCACTAGCCGCTTGCATCCCAACACCATCTAAAACTTGAAAAGCGGTTAATTTTCCCATTACGACATGGGGGATTCCTTTTTCTACCAATTTGACCCATTTATCTTTTTGCTGTCTAACTGTGGGACGCATAAATGGTCTAGGAGGAATATTGACAGCAGGAGCACCAAACTCTTGAATTGTAGCTACATAAGCCACGGGAGTTCCCTCAGGATAATTTTTACCCGATGGAAAACCAATTTGAGCCACCATTCCCTCGAATTGATCAGGCACTCTTTCAAAAGTTGCCTTAATCTTTTCGAGGTTTAGTTGTTTCAAAATACACCACCAGCTTTTCTAAAGCCTTGACGTTCTACCCATCCACCAACATATAAACCCACATTAGAAACCGCTTTAAGCAATACTCTAAGCTGTTGACCATAAGAGGTAGTAGCCAGCCAAAAGCCAAAAGAAGAAGCTACTGGAGGGGGTGTCAATGAAACATTGACTGACCCTTCAGCAGTTCCTTGAACCAACACAGTTGGAATACCAGCATTAATTAAAGTAAATGATTGCCCTAAATGAGCACACATCAAGTCTAAAGCAAGCTGTAATTGAGCTGGAGTCCAAGGAGTATTATTGTCAATATTGAGATAAGCCGTTCCCATCGTCCACCAACCTTGAAGCTGTGCAGGAGGAAAATCAGTCGTGTTTTCAAAAGCAGGAAACTGATTCCTAAAGGCAACATCATTGAAAGTGGGTTTTGGGGT